GTTCAACGTCTTGTTAATCAGAAAACTAAGGTAGGGGGGTGTCAAAAAGAGAATTGGAATTGGTCTGTGACCTGTCCACATCTTCTATAGGTGAAGCATACAACGTATTGTCTTGGGTATGTCTGAATACCAATATGCCATTCTCACGTACAAACTTCAATGGTATCTTTGGGTTATTGATGTCTTTGCCTGTTTCGTTGTACTGAGTTTCCCATTTGGTGAAGTATGGCTCAAGCATTGATGGTGTCATCAAATATATCTCCATCAGTTCAATGTCATCATACACAGCAAAGACCCAATCAACCAATCTGTACTTATCAATTATGTGTTGGTTCATGTGGTGATTGGTACTGAATGACCTTGTTAATTGGGTGTTTACTGACTTCAACTCATATTCATTGCCGTTGCTGTCCTTTGCGTCATTGCCCTCACGACTGTCAGTTAGGTTTTGCAGGTTTGTGACTAATAACACCTGTAACAGTTTGCCACCGTTATCTTGGAATATATCTTCAATGTTTGCCACATCCCTTGCCAGCTGTTGATATTCTCTGATGTACGGGAATAACTGATTGAGTCTGTCAATTGCTTCTTGGTTGGTCATCATTCAAAAAGTTCTTTAATGTTAATGTCCAAAGCATTAGCCAACTTACACAAAACAGATACGGTTACATTCTGTTTGCCATTCTCTATATAACCGATGTATGTTCTATCTATGTCAGCAGAAAATGCTAAATCTTCCTGTGTTAGATTTAGTTCTTTTCTTCTTTCAACTATCTTTTCACCAATAGTTTTCAGAACTTCATTTAATTGATTATCATTTACCATGAGGACAAAAGTACAGATGATTTGTCGCATTTCTATCCGAATATATTCGGAGTTACTATTGTTCGTGTAGAATAATTGAGTATCTTTGCAGCCAAATAATAGATTAGTTATGACAGAAAAACCTACATATACAACAGACTTTGGCGAAGTGTACTGTGGCGATTCATTGGTCTTGATTGACCAACTTGATAATAACTCAGTTGATTTGGTGGTCACATCGCCACCATTTGCACTTCTTCGGCAAAAAGAATATGGCAATGAAACACAAGCGGAATATGTTGAATGGCTTGGACAGTTTGCCAAAAAGGTACACCCAAAGCTTAAAGATACAGGGTCTTTGGTAGTTGATTTGGGTGGTGCATACCAAAGGGGTAAACCAATTAGAAGTTTGTACAATTTCAGGGTATTACTGTATTTCTGTGATACATTAGGCTATCATTTGGCTGAAGAGTTTTATTGGTTCAATCCATCCAAATTACCGTCACCTATTGAATGGGTCAATAAGCGCAAAATTAGAGCCAAAGACAGTGTTAATACCGTTTGGTGGTTCAGTAAGTCAGACCATCCCAAAGCTGATGTCAGAAAAGTTCTAACACCTTATTCAGACAGGATGAAGAAACTGATACAAGACCCTGAAAAGTTTTACAAACCGAAGAAAAGACCTTCAGGACATGATATATCTGCAAGTTTTGGAACTGACAATGGCGGTGCTATTCCATCAAATCTATTGCAGATAAGCAATTCTGAAAGTAATGGTAGATACTTGTCCCTTTGTAAGAAATTCAATGTCAAGGCACACCCTGCGAGGTTTCCACACAAGTTACCTGAGTTTTTCATTAATATGCTTACAGATGAGGGTGATTTAGTGGTTGACATCTTCGGTGGAAGTTGTACTACAGGTGAAGTCTGTGAGGTATTAAAGCGCAATTGGAAATGCTTTGAACTTGACAGGGAATACCTTGCAGCATCCGTGTTTAGGTTCGTCCCAAAGGATATGGTTGATGACGATGTAAAAGTCTTATATGACAATATCTGCAACAGTATTCCCATTTATGAAATGGTGACTAAACACGAAAAAACCTTATTTGATATGTAAAGAATTTGGGGAAGCCAATATCAATCAGCTTCCCCATCAATAATAAATAGTGGTTTGTTTATTTCTTTATTTGTTCTAATATTTCAGGATGTTCCCTAACATAACCCAATATTAAACTAATTACTTCATTTACATCAGCAATATTTATTTCACCATCTGTATTTACATCACCTTTGCTTATGGTTTGACCATCTGGTATTTCTTTTGATAGTAAGAAACTCTTATTAGCATTATCTACAAATTCCACTTCATACCCATATTCAGATAACACATTCAGGATTTCTCCTGTAGAATAAATTCTAATATTAACATTGTTATACCATAAGTGGTTGTAACTATCATATTCAAAACCCTCAATATCATCAGGCACATCACCTGTTAATTGAGTGCCTTTATCATGAGGATATGCACCACCCCATTCATTAACTGAATAAACTGTTATATAACTCTTTCTTGCGGATGCGGTGACACTTACTAAAACAAGCAGTAATAATAAAATAATCTTCTTCATAATCTAATTGTTTTTAATGTTAATAGTGTTTGATGTGGCAAAGATAACAATTGTATTTCATACTACAACAAAAGATTTGGGGAAGAATATATCACCATCATCTTCCCCATCAGCCCATTTACTCGGTAGCGAAATTCCTTGCAATAAACGGTGCTGTGTTAGTCCCCAATCCTTTCCCTGAGTTCGTTGATACGTTCATCTATTTCCTTTTGCGCATTGGTGTTAAACTCCAACCATTTGCTTCTGAAATATACGGATGCACCCACAAGGCCACCACCAATCATAAATGCCTGTGCGATGTACAGCAATACACCTGTTGCGATGTTATATGCGTTGAGGAAAAATGATAAAAAGGCAATGATAATGCCTGACGCAATCAATATGAATGCAACTATATAACTGATTTTGTCCTTGACGTTCAGTTCGTGCCATGAATGTGGGTTGTTTATGTTTGTTGTGTTTGTCTTGCTCATGATATTCAGTGATTACTTTCCATCTATAAATATCTTAATTAATAAGAAATGATGATGGATTCGTTATTTATCCACCATCATTTCAACAAAAGAAATATGATAGTAAGTGTGTTATGTTTCAGAACTTCTTGTCTGTGCTATCAATCTGATGTAATCATCCAAACGTTCACCCCAAACCCATATTCCATCACTATTGATTTTGAATGTATGATAGGAATCTGAACCGTATCTGTCTTTGTATTTAATCGTAGTTCCCTCAGCACCGATATATGCTGTTGCGCTCGTGCCGAAATTCACTGCCAATCCGTCATTGCCTATAAGCATAAACACATCATTGGGAATTGTCACATTGACCTTGATAATCTGCCAAGGGTCATGTCCGCCATTGGTGAAGTAATCGGTTGGTATGTCAACGGTGTAAATTGTCCGTACTGACATATTACCGCCTTGGGAAGTATATGACACTGAATTGTTGGTGAATGTTGATGTTTGCTGTACCTCATCGTCTTCAAGAAACACCATTTGCTTGGACACCTCAACATACCTGCTAACTGCCGTACTTCCATTTGGCATCTCAATTATATAATAGGTTTTAAGGTATTCAGTCGGTTCAGGCTGCACTGACACTGTTTCACCTGCCTTTATTGCGCCAATGGGGAAATCTGTGGTGAACCTGTATCTGTGATATGATGAAGTTGCGCTAAGTCCGACACCATTTGTATTATCAGTCTTTTTGACCGTTGTTGTGGTCAGTGCTTGGAATTCGTCAAACGTGCCGATTGACTTTGGCAGAATCTGCGTGATACCGTTTTCACCAATCATCGTGAAACCCTGTTCCGCTTCAGTAAGTGTAAGGTTACCGTTGATGATTGTGTTACCTTGAAGTGTGATTTGACCTTGTGATACGTCAATGCCCGTCTTGTTCTTCAGTTCGTCATAGACATTCAGTTGAATGTTGTTTGCTGTCTGTGTCAACTCCGAACTTGTCACATAGTCATTTTCAATGTTGGTCACCCTTGTTGATATGCTGTTGGCTGTCTGTTGTATCTGTGATATGCTTGAATTGACGGTTGTAATCTGTCCGTCTGTATAGGTGTTTGACTGTTGGACGGCTGATGTTATTGCATCGTCAGTCAAGGTGAAGATTGCCCCTGCATTGAATTTAACTGATGCTGTCGCTTCATCCACCAATACGTTATTCTTATATAATTTCAATGTCACTGATGTTGGTGGGTTGGTCATTCCTGTATAGTTGCTGTTGATGACACCCGATTTTGTGAATGATGTTTCCTTGTTCAGTGCCACAGTTGAACCGTTTGACAATAACAGGTTTGCTGTGTAATCAGACAGGCCGGTTAATTGTGAAACCGTGTTGCCTTTGACGTGATACACCTTTGCTTCAACATTACAGGTGAGTTCATTGTCAAGTGTGACGTTCAAATCAAGTTTATCCACCATCAGTTTGTCAAACTCAGCATCAGCACCCTGTGTCGTTACACTTGCCTTGATTACGTTCATCGGAACCGTTTTCTGTACAGTGTATGATGTGCCATCATGGGTGAAGTTGACAGTTATCGTCATACTTGTGTTTGACACCAAAGTACCGTTGTTTGTGGTTTGGCCTGTGCTTGTGTTATAGGACGAATTTGGTTGGTAACTCCAATCCAACACCACATCATCCGTGTTCTTGGTCATTGATGACAGATACAAACCGTTTTGTGGATTCGGTAGAAAAGAACCAACTAATTTATGGTTTCTATTGTTGTAGGTGATAACGCTGCCTGAAGTCCATTCTGAATACGGTATCAAATCATTGCCCAAATAGACCTTGATGTTTGTCAGCAGATTCTGATAGTCTGTCAGTGCATAGGTCTTTGAATCTGAGTCAGACATAATCCATGACTGTTGGCTGTCTGTGATTATTTGTGGCTGTTGCCCTTGAATTAGGTCAACAATATTTGTAGTAGAACCATTGCTGACAACCTTGAATTCGCCTGTGAATGTGTTGTTCCCGTGCGACATTATGTTTACAGCCTTACCGTCAAGACTGAATGTATTGATGCCCTCATACTGTACCATTGACGGTGCTGTGACATTGGGGTCGGGTGATTGGTAAGCTGATAATATGATTGCTGATTGTCTTGCATTATCGTCAGTTCCCCTGTATCCCAATTGACATATCTTATCACCTGCTTCAGGTACACTTGTACCGTCATATGCGCTTGGTGATAACACTATGTAGTGACATTCCACAGTTTCATCGTCAATGACAACTTCAGCATTGCCAACAAGGGTGACCAATCCCCAATAATACTTGGTTTCCACCTCGCCATCCAAGTCAGTTGTGTTGAATGTTTGACAGATGATTTGGTCATTGCGTTTGAAATTGTTCTCAATGCCTTTATTGCCATCATCCTTTTTCCAATACAAGTACCATTGATTACGATGCTGTTCAACGTGGTCAATTGTGGCATTTGCGGCACTCAGTATGATTTGCCCACCGACTGACCTGATTTCATCAATGGTCAAGTTGAAGAAATGCGCCTGTTTGGTCACTGTCAGATATTGGGTTGTTATGTCTGTTGAATTCAGTGTACCTTGTACGGTTGCGTTGTTGTTGACCAAAAGATTATCCGCTTTGCTTGTGACGGCTTCAACCCTGTTTGCGATAACGCTGTCTGCACCTATCTCTGTGGCTATGAGTTCACTGCAATTGATGTCACCATCAGCAACAATATTTGAACTTGTGGTGATATTCCCATTGACCATCATATCACCGTCAACATCACCTGAATGGTCATGGTACTGACCCCATATATTTATCCCCTGCACCTCACCAATCTGTGTTGTGACAGTTCCGTTGGCAAATCCACCACCGCTTACCTTGGATGATGATGTTGTGTTGCCCTGCTTGCGTTTACCTATGGCCTTTATGTTAATCATACTTCTTTTACTTTGATTTGAGTTTTATTGTAGTAGTGTTCATTCTTACATCGTCACTCATCGTCATCACATAGAAAGATTTGTTAAGCGGTGTGGACGTGTATGTATTTCGCCAACTGATGTTGCTTCCATTATGCACCGACATTTCCATTACAAGACGTGGTGTTGAATATTCACCATAATACTGATTGACGTAGTGTTCTTCAGCCTTGGCGGTTTCATTGGTTGTGGCATTGTATATAGACTGTAATGGTGCGTCATTATTGAGGTCAACAACTGCATTGATGTTGACACCTGCATTAAGCCCCTGTGCAAGTATTATGTCAGATGTGGGCTGTGTGATGAATTTGAATTCTGTGTCATCATTCTTGTTGACGTATCTGTCGGTTTCGTCACTGACATAAATAAGTTCGTCATTGTTCTTCTGCGTTTCATTGTGTGCATTGTCTGAATAGATTTGGCACTTGAAATCCTTGATGATGATTGATTCAAGATGTGCCAAAATGGTTTTATATTCGTCATCATTGAAACCCCTGTTTTTCTTAAACCATGTAGGGTGTCTTTTTGTCACGTACTTCCAAGTTGAATTGACGGGCCCAAGTATTCTGAACTGTAAAGCACCACTCAATGCATCATTCTTTGTGATTGGTATAGCAGTTCCCTCTGTGTCAAGGTTCATCGGGATGGATATGGTATTCTGCAACTTGAAGTCAGTGCCTATGATGTAATCGTCAAGTTTTGGGTTGACACCAAGTGTAAAGGTGGTTATGGTATAGGTTTCACCCTCATATTCCCTTGTAGGTTCTTGACCCAATGTTACCCATTGGAATGTGCTGTGTCCGTATTCGTCCATATCGGTTTCAATCAGACGTTTGTTTCCGATAATAAGTTCACATTCAAGTACAGGCAGTTTGCTTACCAAGTCCTGTGTGCCCCATTTCTCTGCATATTGGTATTGGAACAGGTGGTTGGCTTTGTCTGCTGTCCAAGGCTGTAATGACATATCATTCAACCATGTGGTTTCGTCAGGTTCATCAGACGGATTTTCAGTGGTGAAGAACTTACGTGTGTAGTATCGTCCGTACTCATCATTGTCACTTGGAACTGTTGAAATGTATTGGTTGTTGTTCACTGCGTTTTTCATTGCGGTGAAACCTGTTGCATCAGCATTAGTTTTGGATTCCTTGGTAATGGGCTGAAGTAACATTGAACCTGAGAAAACAAGATAGTTGATAGTGTCACCATCTGACGGACTGTATACACCACCATTGCCACCGATATATTCAATGATTGGCGCATGGTTTTCCAAATCTGTTTCTGTTGGCACTGAATTGGTGTTATCGTCAACTTCATTTCCGTTGATTGGAATGAAGAGGTAATCCGTCATTGACACCTTTGCGGTTGGGCTGTCATCTTTTACCCTTGCCTTACGTTCAACACTTCCCATGCTGATGATTGCAGGCCACAGTCTGTTCCAATGTATGTTGTGCGCAATCTTCCACTGATTGATGAATTTGTTATCATTGTATGTTTGGGTATTGCTTCTGATTTCGTCCATAAGGTTGCCTGTGCCGTTGGTGTGCATTATCCATTGTGGGTTGTTCTTGAACTGCATATACCAATCAATGTACTTGGCTTCATCATAGTCAACATCGTCACCGTTTTCTTTTACCATATTCTTAAATGCAGTAAGTGCCGTTGTTCCGTTTCCCTCACTGATATACTCACGCATATACAGTTGTTTTCCTGTGTATGGTGAAGTCAGTGCATCATCGTCAAGTGGTGAAGTAATAACAGCATCAATGTTTTCCAAATCACAACTGACCGATATCTGATTATATACTTCTGATACGGTGATATTGGTGTCATCAGCACTATGCATTGCACTTGTAAGTGTGACGTTTTGCGGTGCTGCAAGTGTTGCTGATGAATTGGTTTTGACATTGTACCAAATGTTTCTGCGGTTCTTCAGCGTGTTCCAATCAAATATATAATATGCCGAACCTTGTTGGATGATGTGAAGATTCAGATACTGCATCATTTCACTGATAACTTCATCGTAAGTCCAAATATCGTCATAGGTTTCACCGAAGATGTAGGATTCTGAAATGCCGCAATCATCAAATATGGTCTGTTCTCTACCCTCTGATGAAGCCTTGCTGCAATCATAATAAACGTTATAGCGATTTGTACCTGCACCCAAGACTGTTGTCAGTGCATCAATCAGAATGTTCTTGAATGATGCTGTGCCCGATTCTGCCTTAAGGCTGTCATAAGTGTTTGGGGTTGCATCCTTGTAATTGTAATACTGCAATGCAGATAATGTGTCAATGCAGTTGATTGAGAATTCGTCAAGTGAAACAAACGGTTGTGAATAGGTGTTCGGTTCAACAAATCCACTGAAGATTAAAGTATTTCCCCTGTTCACCTTAACTGTTATGTTCTTGGCATTTGCAGCCCATAACCAATCACCAATGTATCTATCGGTCACCAAATTAATTGTACATGATTTTCGGATGATTGGTGCAAATGTGTTTTCCAAATCTGTTTCAATGATTATCGGTTCATCAGAAAAGAACAGCCCGTTTTCACCAATGATTACGGTTGACCCATCCACATCTGCATTATTGATTGTTACCGTGATGCGGTTATCGTCTATATCATTAAATTGCCCTGTCAGTATCATTTCAATCCTGTTTTACCTTTAATTGCCTTATAGTTCTTCATACTTCCGTAAATGTCTGCACCCCTCAACTTGAATTCAACTGTTGATACAGTACCGCCACCGATATTGCCACTGTTAATGGCATTGAACAGGTTGGTCTGTTGACGTTTATTGAGTACCATTTCGCCACTGTTCACCCTTGCCAACAGTCTGTCACCACTGTATGATGTACCGCCAATGATACCACCTGTTGCATAACCGCCTGTGACACTCTTAATCTGACTAATCATTGCCATCATCTGTGCCAAACCTGCTGCTGATGCTGCCAACCAAAACCAAATACCTTTTTTACCCTCTTGTGCGGATGCAGTGGCAAAACCTAATGCGACTTGTGCTATGGCCTGTGCGACAATACCTGCCACTTGTAAACCCTCGTCTTTTGCGACACTTCCCAATGTTGACATTGCTTCGCCAAAACTGTTCATTGCATCCATTGCATAATTGAAATTTTTGGCAGTCCGTTCCGCCTGTTCATTGGTTTCCGTAATGTCACCTGCTTGGTCACCCAAGTCACTTTGTTCCTGTTTTAGTTTTTTCAGCATTTCAATGATTTCCTTATAAGCATCAACCCCCGTCAGTCCTAATTGCTCATAAGACGATGCAAGACTTTGCATTTGTTCAATCAAAGTGTCATTATAGTCCATCATGGTCTGAATACCGTTCAGGCTGTTTCTGTCAATGCCATTGCCTATTGCCTTGTCATAAGATGATTGACCATAGTTTGGATTAACTGACGGCCTATCAGAATAAGCGGCTTTAAGTCCAATACCCTTGTTGGAATTATCAGTGACCTTTTCATTGAATTCTTCTTCTAACCGCTTCTTTGCTTCTTCCTGATTCTTTATTTCGGGGTCAATCTCCAAACCAACACTGACTTTGAAATTGAAGAAATCACTCATGGCTTTGTTCCTCTTGCTTACAAGGTCTTTGATTGTATCTGCGTCAGTCGCTTCTTTGATTTGGTTATTGTAATCTTCAATGACTTTTTCGTAGTTCGCAATAATGCCCTTAACTGTTTTGGTATCATCTTTGGGTGGTGTTGTTGGTTTGGGTGATTTAGTGGATTTTGTTGGTGTAGTGGTGGATTTACCGCTTGTAGTATAGAATGGGGTTGCATTGGCTTTTTTAAGACTTTCTGACATCATATCGTCAAAAGGCTTAATTGCTTTTTCACCTTTTTCTTCTATAGCCCTTTCTGCACCTTTAAGAAAATCCGTTGCCGCTTCCTCACCTACAAGTGTGTAGTCATAGTCATTCCATAACGAGCCAAGACCCAAATTTGAGTACTGTCTTTTGAAACGGGGGTCTTTATCAGGGTCGGGCACATTAAGGCTTTTGAGTTCGTCACGTTTGAATGATTCACCGTTTCTCACTTTACGTTCAACTTCAGAGAATTCGGCATATTTTTCTTTCATTACGTCAACCATCATTGCATATGCTGCTGCTGCTTTTGCCCTTGCTTTCATTGCTTCAATGATTGCGGGCGCATTCTTGCCGAATACCGATTCCGCACTTGTCACATCATTGACCTTGATGCCCAAGTTTTCAAACTCTGTCTTGTTCTCAGTAATAAACTTCTTTTTGGCATTAAGGTCACCTGCTAATGAATTCCATTGGGATTGCAGTGTCTTGAATTTGACAATGTTTTCGGCCAATGTTGCGTTTTCCCTGTCTTGAGCCTGTTTGAACATCTCAGTTTCTTTTCTCAATTCTTCCTGTTCCTTTGCTGCATCATCACTGTTCTTTGCCAAGACATAGATACCTGCTGCAAGTGCTGCGATTGCTGCTGCTGCGGCCACATAAGGATTAGCGAGGACGGCAAGATTCAGCCTTGTCTGTGCTACCGTTGCTTTGTCAGTTGCTACCGCTTCAGCCTTTAGTGCAATAACCTTTCTTGCGATGCTGACATAACTGTCTTTGTTCAGCACATTGGCTATCGTCTGTAATCCGTTCAATATGGCCAATGCGCCCTGCACCTTGCGTATGGCTTCTGCTGCTGTTTCAGATTCAACACCGAATAGTGCCATTGTACCTGTTGCGACTGAACCTGCTGCTGCGATACCTTGAACACCTTGCACAACAGCATTCAATGCAAAATTATCGTCAGCAAATGCCCTGATGACCTGTTGGGTGTCACTGATAGCATCCTTTGCCTTACCTGCTTCCTTGGCCATTTTAAGGAATTGTGCCGCATTGAAGTCACCGTCAAAATTCATCTGTGACAGTAATACAGATGTATCTTTCAATTGCCTTTTCAGTGGTGCAGCACTGTTTTGGATTTTGTCAAACTTGGCTGCAATCTTGTCAATCTTGGTTGCAGCATTCCCAACACCATCCAATTCCTTTTTTACGGATTTGACAGTATTGCTTAGATTATCTTTTCCCGTTAGGGTAACTACATAGTCAGCCATTTATCAACGTGTTTCTTTGTTCTTATTTTTCATGTAGGCTTCAGCCTCCTTTTTAAGTTGTTCAATCTCTTCCTTGGTGATTGAAGTTACGTGTTCTGTTTCATCATCTTCCTTTTCCCAAGGGAACGGCAAAATGTCATCCATCTTCAAGGTGCGTTTACTGTTCACCTGTGCCACCATATACGCAATTAACCTCGCCTGTTCCCACCCGTCCTTGATTGAATAGTGCTGATACTTCATTGCCGAATTGATTTCATACCATTCCATTCTGTCAAGGACATATTCAGGTGGGTAGTGCATCTGTTGTGTCAGAATCGCATACAGTTCACTTACGCTCAGTTTTTTTTTACCTCGCCATTGTCATCTTCCTTATTGAACACCTTGGACTGTTTCTGTTGGTCTTCAACCACATCATTCATCTGTTTCAGAATGGTCGGGTCATCATCCAATGCATCAATGAATTCATCCCATGAAAGAACGTCATCAGCGTTACAAGCCAACAACATTGAATAGAAAAATACGTAGTTGTCCAACAGTGTTTTGATTTCAAATGATTTTCCTGTAATCTGTTCAAAAATGAAAAGGCTTCTGACGGTGTATTTCACCTTGTAGTCCTTGCCGTTAATCTTAATAGTCTTCATATCTCTTTTGGTTTTTATCTTTATATAAATATGTTAGTTAAGCAAAAAATGGCAATACCTTTTGATGATACTGCCATGTTTTTGATTGTGTGTGTTTCGTGTTGTTCATCCGTTAAGAAGCCACTTTTGTCAATGCGCCTACACCACTGAAGTTAGCGGTAAAGGTTGCGTATTCGCCATTTGGCGCATTCAGTGACAGCGATGTGATAACAACATTACCTGTGTATTTGGGGGCTGTAGTTGGTGTCCATCCACCCTCAGTTACATTAACTACAGTATCAGCTGCTGATTTCAGACTGAATACTGCGGGAATTGGGGTTTTGGCAATCATGGCATCAAACAGGTCAGCATACAGATTACCTTCACCGTCCTCACTGTAAAGGTTCTCAGTTGTTGCAGTCCATGATAACAGTCCGACTTCCTCTGAAGCCCATGCGCCTGCACCTTCATCCTTGTTGCTTGTGTCCTTGGTCTCACCACTGATTTCAAGTGTGTGTGAAGTGGCGTAAGCAATGGATTTTCCGTTGATAAAAAGCATAAGGTTGCCACCTTGAATCTTACTCATCTTAATAGTACTATTTTATGTGTTATTATTTCAATGTTATTTCTATGTTCACCTGTTGGGTGAATGTATCTTCTACGTAGTTTTCACTGATGTTGGTTATGTTGATGTCATCAATCATATTCGTCCTTGCGTGGTTTACTGCTGTTGCTACCTTATCCGCAATATCAACACCGTCTTCATACCTTGTGGCACAGATTACCATTTCAACGCCCACCTTTTCACCCTCATAGTCCTTGTTGTTTTCAGGTGTGTAGTAACTTCTACGGTACACCATAAAGGGGAACGTGGTATTGGCTACTGCGACCAATGGGAAAATTTTATTGCCCAAGGCTTGTGTTACGGCACTTGACCCCTGCAAGATACTCACCAACTCTTTTCCTACCTTAAAGTTCTTCATTTGTTCAGTTTCTCTAATGCATTATTTATTGACTGTATGATTGCATCATCAATTGCCGATTCGCTGCTTGACCTTGCTTTTCGGAAAAAATTGTTTTCCTTAATGCGGCCTGTCCAATGTCCTTTTCCCTCTCGCTGCAATCTGTTCCTTTTCGTACCAGAGTAACCGACAATCTTTCTTCCTTTGGTGTAACGGTCTTGTGTACCCGTTTCAAACCATTTCAGCCTTGGTTCACCCATAATTGAAACCTTTGCTTCAGAATAGGTTTTGTCGGCTTTCATTGTGATACCGTCTTCAAACGGTTTCCTTGTGAATCTTGACACATTTGAGGCAACGCCACCCATTTCCGACCTGAATGACTGTTTGGTGTTTTGCTGCAACACCCTTGCACCTGCCTTGACTGCATCAAAAAGAATCTTGTTCAGCAGGGCGGTATCTGATAAACTGTCCAACAGTTGGTCAACTTCTGCACTATCTATCTTAACGTCATTCATTGATAAGTTCGGTGTTAATGATAAGTTCGTTGTACTCTCTGCGGTACTCAATGGTAAGTATGCGGTACTGTTTCTTCTGCCACTCAATCACTGAGGTTTCAACAACAGGAACATACGGATAAGTGGTGAACGTCTTTGAGTAGTCAAACACAATTTCGTCATTCTCATTCCGTCTGCTGCCATTGTTATACTCAACCCTTGCCCTTGTGGTATATGTTTTGGTCAACGTGGTTTTGCGTTCTCCGTATTCATTTATCACTTCAGTTGGGGTAAGTATGTTGATAACCTCATTCAATCTACCTGCTATCATAATGTTGAAGTCCCCTCCTTTGGGCCATTGTAATTCTTATATAAGGCAATCAGATATTCGTAAGCGTGTGGCAGTGGTTGTGCGCTTGCAAATGCGACACTTTCACGGTTAGCGTAATAGTTACCAACCAACAATAACATGGCTTGCAAAAGTGGGGATGGTAGGATTCCATCCCCATCTTCTAAGCTTGCCAATTCCACATCAATGTGTTTCTGTACTACGTTCTCAGCCACCATTGACAAATCAACAAGGTATTCGTCATCATCGTGAAATTCATCATTGATGTTTAGGTGTTTCTTTATTTGATAGAGTTGCAAGTACATAATTGATATGGTTGTTTAAGGGTTATTACTCGCTAATAGTACCTACTGCAAATGCGTTATTACGGAGTTTCTTAGCATCAAAAAATGCATTAACAACAATACGTACCTTACCCGCAATTGCTTGGGTTACCGTATCAACAGTTACGTCAACATTGCCCCATGAACAGATAGCAAGGTTGCTGAAATCACCGTAGATGTAGGTCTTAGCACTACCCATGTGTGAAGTGCTCAGTGCCTTAGTACCGTCAACAGTACCGTTTTCATAAACCATACCTGTACCGTTTGTACCTTTAATCATTCCGCGCAATGCAGCCTTAGCCTTGTTGGACATAACGTAAACGCATTCGCCGAGTACATTTGCATCCTCAACGTCAGATTCAACTTCACAAAGGGTTTCAAAGTCAGAAACGGTTTCAGCGGTTACACCATTACGCATACCAACAGGTGCTACAACGGCTGAACCACCTTCTTTACCGTCACCATTACCAAGGATGGTTTCCTCAAGTTTGGTGTTGATTGCATTGATAAGGTCAGTACGGATAGCATTTTCAACGTCCACTGAATCCTGTGCAAGCATCTGTTTTGAAATATCAACGTATGCCGTGAGCCTGTGCGGGGTCAGGGTTACGTGGCTAAATGTACCTGCGCCATCAGCTGCATTTTCAATTTCACCCTTCCAAGTTACGTTGTTGGCGGTCATCACGGGGATTTGAACGTTATTTGTAAGTCCACCCATGAACTTTGCACCTGCCTGAACAAGTACGTTCTTTGCTCTAAGTGGCATAAGAATATCAAACAAATCAGTGGCAACTACATCTTCACCCTCACTTGCTACGGTTACGGCTGAACGGCTGTCAGGCAGTACAATCTGACCTTCAGTATTGATACCTGCTTTTCTTGCCTCTTCTTGTCCCTTGTTGATAATAGCCTCTGTAAATTCATCAAATTTCTGATTGTTGGCTACGCTGCGGATTGCTTTAAGCAAACTAAATCTTTGTTCCTTCATAGTAGTAATATTACTTCTTTTATAATCTTTATTTTCTTTTTCTTCCTCAACAGGTTCTTCATCCTTTTCATCTTCGGAATCGTCCGTTGAATCAGTTTCTTCTTCTTGCTTTTCGGTATCTTCTACCGTTTCTTCATTTTCCGAAGTTGGGGTTTCATCCTTTGGCTTGTCCTCGTCTTCCATTTGGCTTCTGAGTTCGGCAAGTTCCTTTTCCTCATCCTCGGTCAGGTCACGCATTTCCGATTTTGCCTTTTCAATGATTGTAATGGCTGTATCATGGATTTGCTGCCTTTTTTCCTTTTTCTTTCTAACAGGTTGTTTCATATTGTTAATCTGCTTATTCTATTATAAATATGCTGATGTTTGAAAATTTTTCAACATTTCACATATAAGTCATCAAATTCCTGTTTGAGTGCATCAAGTTTTGCGCTTATCGCATTGAGTTCGTCAACCTTGCGTTTGGCAACACTTGTGGTTTCATAAGCGGGTTGGAATACAGGGGACACATCGTACAGTCTGTCAATTTTGGTAATGTGCCTTTTCAGGCTGTTGTCCAATCCCCTTGACCAAGTGTCACCATCCTTTGCAACAGTGAATGCAAATGATGATGATGTGATTTCACCCCTTGTTAGGTATGACAACAGTTCGTCACCAAGCTGTGTGTGCGGTGCTTCAAACCTGTAATGCAGTCCATCATCTTCAATCCACAAATTTAATGTACCCTCACCGTATTTGCTACGAGCAAGAACACCCCTGTTCTCGTCATGGTTGAGGTAGGCAAAAACGTCACTTGATTTGATTGTCTCATCAGTGATTGCGGTGGGGTCAATGGTCTCTGTGAAACCCATATCAACGCTGTCTGAATTAAAGACAACCGCAACACCCTCAACAATGCGTGAATCCTCTGATGCTCGTCTGATTCTATTCTGAATATTCCTGATTTCTCTTTCCATAGTCATTATGATTTATATCTCTTTATTGAAGCAAGTATTTTTGTAGTACTAATTCTTTTGAATGTAAGCATCCATTCCAAGGATGCATCATTGTCAAACTCATTAACATCAGGTACATCACCGTTTTCCCATAACGTGCCTGTCGGAAATGCCAAACTTGTTAATTTGTTTTTACCAATGCTATTATTCACATAGAGGTTATATGTTGGCATTATAGCTGTGTTGCTTACGGTCTCCAATGCAATAGTATAATTCCCTGCTGCTACTCTTGGTGCTATATAATTTACTTCAGACGGACTTAAAGTAATAGTGCCATTTGCAGGTAAAACAGAATCATAATCAACACCGCTTTTAAGGATAAATCCACCTGCCAAGGGAAGTAACAGACTGTTTCCGCTATATTTGTCGGTAATCAATAGGGTGTTGCATTCATTCGGTTCATCGTATGAAACTGACAACACCACATAGTTATCAACACCGTCAAACAGACTTACATCAGTTGACACAACATTTGTGAACTTTGAATCAATCTGTGTCTTGGTATAGACATTGGCAAGTGCTGTTTCATTGGCTGTTACTCTGTTTGCCAATGCCGTATCATCGTAGTTGCTCAACCCTGCCAATTTGGTCTTTTCTGTTGTGGTAAAGTTGTTATCAGTGTGGTTGTAGTTTGCATCAGATATGAAACTGCTGTCATTGGTCAATTGGCTTGTCTTGCTTGGAATGACTGTATTTGATGGAAGTGCCCCAACTTCACTTGCTGTATAAGCGGGTTTGGTTGATTGTTTAGCCCAAGCAGGTACAGTTGGGTCGGTTTCCGTGTATGATGTCAAGTAACCTGCATCATTCGTGAATTCTGATACTTTGGTTGGCTTGTTCTTGATGTATGAATCACTAAGTGAACTGTTCGTTCTCCAATCAGCCTGTACATTAACCTCTGCACCTGCCGCAATACCTGCCAACTTGTTTTTCTCAGTTGTGGTGAAGTTATTATCGGTATGGACATAGTTTGCATCTGATATGAAGTTGCTGTCATTGGTCAAATCTGAAGTACTTGACGGAATAACTGTTGAACTTGGTAATGCACCAACCTCACTTGCTGTATAAGTTGGTTTATTGGGTGATTTAGCCCAAGCAGGTACAGTTGGGTCGGTTTCCGTGTAATCCACATCAATATCATCCAACATATCGTCAATTTCTGTTTTGGTGTAGACGTTGGCCAATGCTGCATCATGTGCATTGTCTTTGTTGGTTGACCTTGTGATTTCTGTACTGACTGTGTTTTGCAACTCTGATATGAGGTCAATGACCGTTTCAGTATCTTCACCATCAGGTATGATTACACCTGACACTATATAATACTTTGTGGTTCGTGTGAATGATGAATTGTAAACACCATCATTGTAACCTGCATCGGGGGCAATGTTGTCAACACGGAAATTCATGACACCCTCGCCAAGTGTCATTAACTCCGAACCATTAAGGGTAATGATTCCATTCGTCACATCTTGGTCTGTCTTTTGGATATTGACTGCATTATTCACCGTGTAAAAGGTGATTTTGTATCTGTCGCTTTTACCCCTAACGTCATTTACATTAAACGCAATATCATCATTTCTTGTTACTCTAATCATTGTTGTGTGTCTGTATTTTCAGCGTTATTTTCAATGGCCACAATCCTGTTTTTACCTCGTTGATATGTGCCATGTGCCTTTTCATAAGTAGTCAGTTCAGACATACGGCATAAAGCATCATAATACGTCACACACTCCACAATGACTACATCATTTACAGTGTCCTTAATCATCCAATGTTTTGTTGCCGTTGCTTCAATTGCTTCCCTGTAATCATTGAAACTGTTATAACTACTTGGGTTTGGGTTAATGTCTGTTGTGTTACTCATCTGTTACCTCTGTGTTTTCCTCGTTATTTTCAAGTGTGTTCTGTTCAGTGTCTGAATAAGCAATGGTATGTCCGTCACCGCCCTCAAAACCGTTATAACCGATTTCCTTTCGTACTTCATTCCTTGACAGAATACCTGCATCAACCATTGTACGGTAATAGTTGGCCTGTGATTGTTTGTCTATGCGCATAAGGTCATTTGTCTCAAGTATGATTGACAGGTTGCTTTCAGATTGCTTCAGTAACTTTCTGTTCAACTCTGATTCAATCATCGCAATGTATGGCTGAAGTGTGTGTACAAGAAAGGCGTTCTGCAACATTTCAAGTGAACTGTATGTTGCACCAGATTCGCCACCCAACAGTAAAGGGTTAATGTTGAAGAATCGCGCAATGTCAGCCACATTGAACTGACGTGAACTTAACAGTTGTGAATCTTCAGGCGATAACGTCAACTGCTGATATTCCATATTGGCATTTATGATAGCCAATCCACCACCATTTCCCGAATAAGCCTGTTGCCAAGATGAACGGATTTCATCCTTTTGCTTTTGGGTGATTGGGGTATTGACTTTCAACAGTCCGTTTACGTTCATACCATTTTCAAAAAATGATTTAGCGGCATTCTCAGACGCATTGGTGATACCTAATGTACGTGCAGCATAGGTCAATAGACTAACACCATTTATACCATCATAACTGTTCAGAATGAAATGCAGCATATTTTCAGGTTGAATGTGCTTTGATGTCAGCAATGGACAGGTGTAATACAGTGTGTCTTTCTGCTTGTTGTAATTAATGATGACATCACTTGCTTCAAGATACCTTAATCCTTTAACTGTACCGTCCTGCGCCCTGTAAATATAGCAGAATGCGTTACCTTTGAGTATAACCGACTGAACTATCAGTTTAATTAAATTAAAGCGAGACAACAGGTTGTCCCTGTCCACGAATACCAAATTAAGCGGATGATTGGTCATTTCATTTCGCCCTTCCTCACCGCTTATCAAAACCTTAACAGGCAACATTGCAATAGTATTAGCAATCAAACTTGTCGCACCGAAAACCGCGCTGATGTTCATTGCGGTGTACCTATTGTAGATAGTACCGAATGTCAACGCTTCGCCCCAAGGGGTAACATACTGCAATGGTTCTGATTCAGCCCTTTTTTCCTTGTTTAATCCAAAAAAATCCTTGAATTTTCCCATTTTCTTATCCTTTAGTCTATTATAAATATCTTTATCCACCGAAATTGAAGCCTGTAACCGCATTATCGTAGTGATTTGTTGTCAAATAACCGCCCAATGCCATTATCATTGACAACACACCGTCAATCTTGTTGTTGTAGGTCTCTTTGGTGGGTCTTTCATTGTCATTGAAGTCCCTTTTTATCACCACATTCTCAAAACAGAAGTTATCAATGGGGTTTGGGTACATTATAACCTTACCTGAAAGAATCAATCTTGCCATTTCCTTTGTCGGTCTGTTCAAACTTCCAATTGACATTGAATATGGTATCAGATTCAGTCCTTGTTCAGTGGCATTTATGGCAAACTGTGTGGCATTCCATTGGTCATAACTAAGTTGGACAATCTGATTATCTGCGTTTATCTTCAATATTTCAGTCAATATGTAGTCATAATCGGTGACATTCCCGGGTGTCACGTACAAATGCCCCTGCTGCTGCCATAATCTGTACAGTTCCCTGTTCGGGTTGACGGTCAGTTGTTCGGACGGTACAAAGTAGTAGTTTCTGAAGTAGAATTTATCGTCATTGTTCACCATCACCGTCACCGATGTAAGGTCAGAGGTGGAACCAAGGTCAACACCCATATAAATGAATGGTTCATCCATATCAGACAGTTTCCATTCCTGTTGTGACTTGTAGATGTAATCAGCACCAATCCATTCTTCACTACTTGACAACCATATATTCTGCAATTTGGTAAGGTATGAGGTCAACAATGTCGGGTTGTTCTTGGCCTGTTGTGCCTGTTGTCTGAGGTATTCCCTTTTAACGGTCACACCCAAGTTGGGACTTGATTTCTGCCATACCGATTCATCCTCATAGTCATCATCATTATCCAAGGTGAAGATAATGGCAAACTGACTGTCATCTTCTTTCTTACCGTGAAGCAATTCCACATTTGATGTTCGCATTTGATAACAGAATGATGAACGGTTGAAACCTGCTGTTGTGATACATACCCCAAGTGGGTTGTCGCGCATACCTTGACTTGATTGAAGTACATTGAATACACTTCCATCCTTAAACTCGTGCAGCTCGTCACAGACGAACATTGATGCATTGTAACCATCCAATCTGCTTGCATCAGCCGCTACGATGTGTAATGATGAAGTGGTTGCATCAAACTTGATTGTGTCCCTGTATCGTTTGAAATATTTACCCTTTTTGTCCAAAGGTTTGATGAAATTGCTGCACATATCAAAACATATCTTGGCCTGTTTAGCTGATGTCGCTGACAATATCACCTGTGCATTGGCTTCACCGTCAGCAATCAGATGATACAGGCACATTGCAGCCACCAATGCGGTTTTTCCGTTCTTTCGTGCGACTTCTATGTAAGCGTTTCGCACCATCCTTGAACCGTCAAGATGATAGAAACCATAGATTGAGTAGATGATGAATTTCTGCCAATCTTCCAACACAAACGGGTGACCATTATGTGAGCCTGTGAAGTGCTTGAGCTTTGATATGAAGTTAATGACCCTATCACACTTTTTAGGGTCAAATATCAGGTCATCACGGCCAAAATAATTGATATAACGTTGGCAAGCCATTCGGACATATTCGCAAGCGACAACATCACCGTTGATAACCTTATTCGCATAGTCCTTATATTTCGCCAATTCGTCATCCATTCAACAGTTCCCTGATGGCATCTTCACCATCATCTGTGTTTTTCTCGTTTATTTTGCCCAATGCCTTTGGTGACAGTCCGAATTCATTGATAAGTTTTATACATTGGATATTGCTGTCGGTCATCTGTTTCAACATGGGGTGTTTTTCAAGCCCACCGAAGCGATTGGTTATCATCAATCCATCCTTGTTCACCTGATTCTTGCATTGAATGAAGATATCATAGTTGGTTGCCAACAGTTGCAGTTGCGCTTCCCAATGCCTTTCAATCTTGCCGAATTTCTTCCTTAAAAACGCTTCGGTTGAAACCATGAATTGCTGTGTTTCCTCTGTATATGAATCGTATTTTGATACTGTTCTTTTAGCCATTGTGTTTTTGCCTTTTTCCTTGATTATTTGTTGGTATGCGTCCCAGATAACAGTGGTGCTTTCCCTCATTTTGTGTATTGGTTTTTGCTGTCGGGTTTCTCTATCCATCTGAGGTTGGCGGTGCAGTTATTCGCCCTGTCACCGTCAACGTGGGTGACGTATCTGTAACCGTTGGGATTGTCAATAAATACTTCCGCAACCAATCTGTGGACGTAACACAACTTACCCTTGCGACCATCCCACAACATCACCTGCAAATATTGGTAGTTCTTATTCGGAACAGGCTTCAGTATATGTTTCTTTCTTCTTTTCAGTGACCTTATCTGACCCGCATCACTGACTTCATAGTAACCCTCAAAATTGGGTATGGGCTTCCATAATGTTTCTTTCTTCATATTTCCTTTGTTCTTTTTATATAAATATAGGCTTGAAGCCATTTTTATCAAGTTTAGGGTAAAAATCGTTTTAAGGCGTTCTCGGCCCCTCTGATTGTTAAAATGATTAACCATACCACCCAAGATACAAAAAGCCCTCAGAAGCCATTCCTGAACGTCTGAGGGCAATTCTATTAATTGGCACGATTAGCCTGCTAATTCTCTTAGGTTGTACAGTTCAACGTAGTCATCAAAACTGCAAAACAGTGCATCATCATCCATTGTGTCAAGTGTGTCATCATCTATGACTTCCCACCAATCAAACTTGGTGTATCGTTCATCAGCTTCTTCCATTGTACCTGTCACAACATTGTAGTACTTGGTTTGGTGCATTGCACGTTCAACCACATCATAAGAAGTCCATAGGCCATTGATGTCCTTTATTTCTTTGTTCGTGCCCAACTCACGGCCATACATATGAATACAGATGTCATTTGCCACTCTCTTTTCTACGTACATCTTTGCGTCAAATTTGTTGGGGTAAATCGGTGCATTGCTTGCACTCATCTTCAGGTTTGTTTTTGTCTTTGTCATAATATATATGTATTAAATGATTATAGTTTTCTGCCGTCTAAATATAAATAGACCCGACATCGGAAAAGGTACTACGGAATGACCACATTTGACCGAGAAATACCAAAATTGTGTCATATCGGACACTTTCTGTGTCATATCGGACACTCCTCATGCGTTCATCAGTTCCCTGTGGTACTTCTCATGTCTTATGTTGTATTGGTTCTGTCTGACGATTGCGGGAATGTCCCTGTTCTTGATTCGGTTTTCCATGAGTTCCTTGGCGAATGCGCCCAACTCCATAAAGCTGATGTTTTCCAAGTGGCTTTTGTGGTCGGGTTGCGCCCTCAGTGCATCACCCACAATTTGGGTGTAGTCATCGCCCGTGATGTAGTCAGGTATTTCCGTCAGAGTAAGTGACCAATCATAAACACCATTGCGGATAGCGGACTTAACATTGGTGATGAATTCTGTAAGGGGGGGGTGCGGCGCAACTTGGGGGGGGTTCTTATCTTCGGATTGAAGTAATGTGAGCCTATCGGCAACCGTCAGGTCATCATTTGAACCATCAACTGAGGTTAAGTCAGCTTCGGGAATAGTTTCTTCAACGGTTGAGGTAACCTTAGCATCTACGTACCCAACTGAACCATTAGTAACCGTTGAGATAAGTTCATCTTCGTCAGCTGAGATATGTTCGGGTGCGGATGCCTTATCTTCTTCAATTGAAGAAGATTCATCTACGTATATCTTCGTATTCTTACCATTGAAGTACTTGTCCTTTGCTTCAGTCAGTTTCACGAATCTTTCACCGTACCTTGTCATCTTGTCCCACTGAGGTTCAGTGAACCAATCCCTGTGTTCCTGTGCATCTGAGAATATTTCAGCTATCCCTGAACAAACATCTTCGTATTGCGTAGCTGTCTTGAGACTGTACAGATAGTTCAACCTATCGTCAAGTTTACCGTACACAGCTGAAATGTATTCATTCCTTTGTTTCAGTTCATCCTTGGATAAATTCACCTGTTCCGTAGTTACCTCAACTTCATGGTCCCTATACATGGATATATTATTTTTATATTCTTTTTTATTCTTATATGCTATGCAATTCATTGCGTCGTTTAATTGTGTACTTTCTTTGACAGTTTCTTCTATACTATTATATGGGGTGACATTTATGTCGCAAGTTGCGTCATCTTCATCACTCAACAGTGTTATTTCATTTGGTTTCTTTGCTGCATTACGTCCGATAGGTCGCTTTACTTCAATGTATCCGCAATCTTCAAGTTGTTTGATATTGTATTGCATCATTCTAACTGACATACCCATTTTGTCAGCCATAAATCCATTGAACATTTTGATTGTGGTAGTGTTGTTCATGCTGCAATTGTTCACTATCAGATACAGCATCTTGAACTGTGTTGGTGTGATACGTTCATCACCGAAAGCCTTGTTGACTAAGTTGAAATTAAACATTTTCCTATATCCATTATATCATTATTTTACCCTATATCTCTTTGTTTTGGTTGAATAGGGGTGGTGGATATAGGAAGTACCACCCCAAGTGTAGCTATCACTTTCAACCTTTTTCATATATAAATAGGGCGCACTTTTGATTTTTTCAACTCTACACACACTTTTTTTCCAAAAAATGCGCCCCGACATCATCCAAGTGTTACAAATATACTACTAAATTCCCATATAACCAACTATTTGCATCACTTTCTTCAAAGGTACTATTTTTTCCCCAAATCAGCCACTTTCTGACCTCCTTGATGCTAATTTGGACTGAGTCCAAATAAGGACTTCTACCGAATTTTTTCATACTTGGTACTATTTATATAATGAATAACAGATAAAACCTACACAACTATGAAACACGTAAAACGCACCTTACACATTATCTTTATTGCTGTACTGATGTACTTGTGCTATCAGATGCACGAAATAACAGTTGGACTTGAACGGTTAGCAGAACAACAGTACAGATACGTGCAAGTGACACAATTCGGCACACTCTGCAACATTGAACACTTCACCAATGACTTGAAATAACAACCCAAAACACCCTACACACAATATGGATACAGACGCATGGAACAGAAAACAAATGAAAATCATACCACAGGAAGACATTGACTTTCAAACCGCAAAGAATGTATTTAATTCAATACTGCATGACTACGATGTGTCGTACATTCAGACGGGGCTTTTAGACCCTACTGACATGAGGTTCAGTTACGAAGCGAACACCACGGCAACACGCAAATTCAACGTTGAGATAAAGACAAGGAATGACGATGGCATTCGTACAGAACTGCCATTAAAGGTTGTCAAGTACTGCGATATGAAAGAAGACACACAGCCTGACGAAAAACTGCTGTATATCTCACTTGTGAATGACTACGAGTACTACATCTTTGACCTGTCAGCAATGGATTGGAATAAAGTGCCCGTCCGTAATTGGTGGATATATGACTATCAGTATGCCGATGAGGATAACCGCAAAAAGGTAAAGACACCAACATACTTTTTCCCGACTGAATTGGCTTGCGCGCATGGAATAATACCCAAATGATATTTATTAGTATGCCTACGATAAACAAACCAAAACCAAAACCATCCGCAAGGAAAAAGGAACGTCAACAACTGTATCAGATGAAGCAATGGCGCGACCTGTCACAGTACTTCAGAATGATGCATCCGATGTGTCAGATATGCGGCAAGAATGTTGCAGAACACGTCCATCATATAAATTCGCCATTTGACTACGGACTGTCTGAGGTTGAGAAATTGGCAAGACTATTAGACACTGATAACCTAATGGCACTGTGCCATGAATGTCATAACCGTCTGCATCAAGAAAAAAAATCAAAAAAAGTTGATGATAAGGCGAAAAAATGAAAAGTGCAGACTATTTATAAATGTAAAAGGTCAAAGATTCACGTTTGCATATGTCATAATATATTTTCTGAAAAGTTTAATGTCATAATATTCTATATGGATTTATTTTTCCCACCCTGTTGTGATAACACGGTGGGTTTTTTATTGCTTCATTCTAAAGGGTACTAAAACGAGGCAAAAGGGTTAAAATAAAAAGGTGGGACATTGCCCACCTTAATTCATTTGTCCTTTCTGTCGTATCGTTTACGTTCAAACCTTGGACGTTTCTTCACCTCATTAGTCATCTCAAGTTTAACACCTCGTGCATCCACAAGGTACAAATGGTATCTGTTGCCCGCTACCGTATAAATCCAATACGAGTTATCCAAATAACCGATTTTGTTCACAGCGTGGAATTCAAACACACCTTTGCTGACCTTGACAACATAAAACGCTTCCAATACAGTATCAATGATTTCCTTTTTGAACGTATCCGTGAGTTCGTCAGTGAGGTTGACGTATTTGGGTTTACCGCCATTATCCAAGAACTGACGGTATCTTGTGTTGTCTGTATGCAGGTCTGCAATTTCGGTCTCAAGCCTTTTGTTCTCCTTTTCCTTGCGCTTGATTGTTGCATCCATCTTTTCAATGGTGAAGTACTTGGGCCGTGCGATGTTCATTTCAATTGCTCGGTCAATCTGCTTGTGGTTTTCCTCAACCTGTGCCTGAAAATTGGCGATTTTGATTTCATTTTCCTTTATCAGTCTGCCATATTCCTTTTGATTGACTTTTGCATCACGCGACAACATACTGTTGTACATAAAGTTTGCACTGAACCATATGGCGAAGTCAACTGCATTGAGGTTAAGGGTATAGTTGTTGTCGGTGTACCTGTGGTTATAAACACAGTTGGGAATGCTACCTGCCAACACTGTGCCGTCAATCTTGTCCCTTAAAATACCCTTGCCAAAGTAGACGTGATTGGGGTTGTGACGCTTTCTGTGGCTTGCTATCTTTGCTGCCGCTGCATCAAACAGTTTCTGACTGATGATTTTGGGAAAACCGTTCTCTCCAAGGTATGATGTATCTTTCAGAATCTTGACCATTCGTACCGTTTCCTGTTGCTTGTTCTTTTGGGGATTCAGTACACCCAATGATATAAAGTGCCTTGAAATGGCTGCACTTGTCCAATCATCCTCAGTGTACAGTCGGTACATTTCACGCACATATTCTGAGTCTTCAGGGTCGGGTTCGTAGTGCTTTTCCTTGTCCAATCTGTAACCGAACTTGACGTGACCGCCATTGAATTTTTGTTCCTTTCTGTTGCGTTCCTTTGCCCTCGCAAAACGTTCCTTTTTGATAATCATTTCTTGCTTGGACATTGTTGCAAACAGACTGAATGCAAGTTCAACACCCGCATTGACACTACCATCATTGTTCAGCAAACGCAATGACGGATTCTTGATTGCCAATTGCACCTTGTGTTCAATCAGGAAATTCTTAATCTGCATCAGTATTACCTCATTTCTACCAATGCGTGAAATTTCCCAAGCATATACAGCAGTAACATTTGGGTTGCCCTCAACAGTGTCATACAGTTCCTGTACTTCACGCAAGTACAAATCATTCAACTTGATTGCCGATGCGCCCTCACCCTCAATGACAATCAAGTCCTCACGTTCATAACCGTCAGCAATCGCATAGTCAATCAATTCCTTTTTCTGCGATTCAATCTCCTGTGTGGTGGTAGAAACCCTGACCAACAGTATTGCTTGTCCCATATTTTTATTTACCTTTGCCATAACTTTATATTGATTGATTTTTAATTACGCTGCAAAGATAATATATTTTTGGCGATTTTTTACTAACTTTCGTTATAAAAAAAGTTAATAATAAATAGCCCAAACATAAATAGACCCAAAAAGCAAACTTTGAAACTTGCCTTTTGTGTGAAGAAAAG